CGATCATCTGATCTAGGATCGCGAGGTGCTGTGGGTTGATGTAGCCCGGCTGGCCTTCCATGTAGGAGTCGACGCTAGGATCGGAATACTGCCCCTTCCACCGAAGCGGAATCCGCACGAAGTTCGCGCCCTCGCCGACGTTCGCCTTCGCGTCGCCGGGCTGCGTGAAGCCCCACCGGCCCCAGTTAAAGCCCCGCAGGAAGATCGGGTCGCCCTGCGCGTCGAGGATGTTGCCGAACTTGCTGAAGATCAGGCGCTCGAGCGAATCCTGCTGGTGCCAGATGCTGTAGTCCCGAGAGACGCGGAACATGCGGATCGGGTCCTCGAAAGAATCCCGGCGCGCCTGCGGGATGCCCGTGACGACGGTGCTCCCCTGAAGCGCCGTGTCGCCCGCCCTCGCGAGCGCCTCCGCATCCATCAGACGCGGAGCGATGTAGTCAATCTGGATCAGCGTGTTCTGAAGATTCGACGGGCCGGCGAGATGAACCCGATCAGTCGAGGCGATCCGCTGCCAGACGATGAACGGCAGAGGCGAACCGTCTGCCGCTTTCGCGAGCGGCTCGGTCGGGTTGAACCCGTACCAAGCACCGGCCGGAGCGATCGGGTCGAGGATCGCCTGAAGATCATTCGTCAGCATGTTCAGCCGCCTTGGTTGAGGCCTTCGGTACAGATCAGGCGCAGCGTCTCGTGCCTCGTGTCGAGGTCGATGGCCGCTCCGATGTCGAAGACGCGCGTTCCATAACGGACGCGCATTGCGGCAGTCACGTCCTGCCGATAACGGATGTCGATTTGCACCGTCGCCGCAGGCACCATTGCCTGTGCATGCAGCGCCTCGCCGCCCGAAAGCGGCTGGATGTCGGCCCACGTCTCGCGCACGAGCGTCCAGACGTCGGAGCCTTGCCCGTAGGCGTCTTTGCCGGTCGACTTCTGCTCGATCGCGACGCGACGGTTCAGCGTGCCTGCTCTCACAGCCACCACACCTTTGCGGAGTCGAGCAGCCCATCGACATAGGCCAGCGGCTCGAGTTTCCCTTTAGCGACGACTTCCTCAGCTTCCCGGTGATCGAATGCCGTCGCGATCCGGACCAACATCCAGTTCCGAATCGTCGGCGGCACCGTGGCGCCATTCGCCCCGTAGCCGGCAGTAAACTTGACCGTCAGGCTCGCGCGCTGCGGACGGAATTGAGGCCACCGGGCTCCGTAGACCGGAGCGATACAGGCGACGTCATCCGAGGTGTCGACCACGTAGGTCGCCGGATCGACGCCGCGCAGACTTCCATCCGCCGCGATGTAGGTAATCTCCGTGACCGCCTTGACGGGGCTGCGTTTCAGGAAGAGCCCCTGATCCTCGCAGTACGACGGGAAGCCATCGGCCACCGCCTTCCAACTCTGGTCGATGAGGCACCGCCCGGTGTATTTCTCGGCGTACTCACGCGCTGCGGCGATCAGGATGTTCAGCGTCGCGTCCTGGCTCGTGTCGTCGTCGTCGATGCGGAGATGCGTATGCACGTCCGCAAGAGAGATCGGCTCGACTGCCGGTGGCGTGGCGAGGACGTAACGCAGGTCGAGCATCAGGCTTCCCCAGCCTCGGTTGGTTGGGTGACGACCTCGGCACCGACGGACAGCGCGTATTCCACAGCGTCCGGATGCGGGTCGACATCGCCGTTCGCGGCGAAGGAGTCGATGACCGACTTCTCGGCCTCGAACACCTGACCGACCTTCAGGGTGAAGGATTCGTTCGCGTACAGCACGACCGCGCGCACGGTCGGCGCGTCCGGCGCCTTCTTCTTTGCGGGCATGGAATGCTCCTAGAGAGAGGGAGGGGCCGAAGCCCCTCCCGAGGCTTCAGGTCGCCGAGTGCTTGTAGGTACGGACCGCCGAGACGTCGAGCAGGTTGCCGTCGGCGCGCGCCCAGGCCAGGAAGCCGACCTGACCAAGCTTCATGTAGGCGCTGTCATCGAAGCGGAACATCGTCACTTCCATCGTGTCGCGCACGAGGTACTTGCGGTGCTGGCCGAACGACAGCGACAGCGCGTTCGCCGCCGGAACCGGCATGTCGTTATTGATGTTCACCGGATAGCCCAGGAGCAGGTCCGGGGTGTCCTTCGTCATGCCCGCGTCATAGCTCGGAGTCCAGATCGGACGGCCCGCGGTGTCCTTGATCTTGCGGACCACGCGGCGCATCGTCTGGCCGAACTGCCAGCTCATGTCGCCTTCCGTCAGGTAGGCCACGTCCACCGAGTCAGCCATGTCGACCAGGTCGTCATAGATGATCGTGAGCGTCTGACCGGTGGTGCCGGTCTTGCCGACCGTCGCCGCAGTGACGAGACCCATCGGCTCCGTGGTGCCCGCGCCTTGCGTGAACTTGAGGTTCTGGATGCGGCCGATGCGATCGCGCAGGCGCTGCTGAACGTAGGCGACAATGTCGACGACGCTGTCCTGCAGCAGTTCGATCGGCACCGCGACGACCTTTGAGCTGAACTTGAAGGCGCCGACCGACACCGTGCCGAACGACGGATCGAGGGCCGTCGCCGTGGTGTTCTGGCCGATGATTTCACCGACTTCCGCGGTGCCGTCGGACGTCGGGTAGTTGATGGTCTGGCCGGTGCTGGTCACGAGGCGCGACGCGACGCGGCGCATGCCGCCGTAGTCCTTCAGCGCGTTCACGAGGTCGCTCGAGATCTGGCTCGGCACCGTGTAGCCACCCTGGCTGCCCGTGGTCGTGCTCATCGTGTTGCGAACGAAGGAGAACTCTTCGGGCGACATGTCCTTCACGGACCTGCGCAGGAAGAGCTCATATGCGGCATTGCTCTGGTCCTTGACCTCGCTGTCCTTCTTGAGCGGGATGACCTTCGCCGCCTCGGCGTCGAGCATCTTTTGGTGCGCGGCGATCTGGCCGTCGAGCCGCTCGATCAGTTCGGCCTGATCGTCGAACTTCGCTTGATCTTCCTTCGACCAGACTTGGGCGCCCTTCTCGTTCAGGAGATGGTTGGCGGCACGCGAGGCTTCGTTCCGTTGCTCGCGCAGGGCTTGGATGCTGCTCATGGTTACCTTTCGTGGATTGAGCAAAAAAAAGCCGCCCGAAGGCGGCTGGGGATCGCTGCGCGAGAGCGCTATGCGAGTTCAAGGAGACGCAGACGGCGCGCGTTGTGCGCACGCGCGGCTGCAGCTTGTTCATCAAGGGTCGGACCAGGAGGCTCCGTCAGAGCCTTCGGCGCATGATGGAACGCTCCGAGGTTCCAGTTCTTCGCCGAGCTCTTCTTCTCTGCGACCGGCGCGAGGCGGTTCGCGAATCCGTTGTCGACCGCTTCCTGCGCCGTGAACCACGTCTCCGCGTCCATCCAGGCTTGGATTTCGTCGGCCGGCTTGCCGGTACGGTTCGCGTAGTCGGCGACGATGCCTGCGTCGATCTTCTCGAGCAGGGAGATCGTCTCGGCGAGATCGGACTTGTTGCCGTAGGCGAACGTCCACGCGTTGTGGATCATGAAGAAACCGCCGTCGGCGATCTCCACCTCGTCGCAGGCCAGCGCGATCGTCGTCGCGGCACTCGCAGCGAGCGCGTCGATGTGCGCCACCGTCTTCCCGCCGAATCCCTTCAGCGCCGCGGCAATGGCCCGGGCTTCGAAGACGTCACCACCGGGAGAGTTGATCCGCAGATGAAGCGTCGTATCCGAACCCATGCCGGCCACCGCCTTCGCGATGTCGGTCGCGTTGACGCCCCAATAGGCGTCGATCACGTCATACACATAGATCGTGGCGTCGTTCGATCCCTCCGCTCGGATGACATTGAGCGGTGCCCGCTCGCTGCCGGTGTTGTCGCGCAGCAGTTGCATCAGGCGCTTCATTGCGTTCCCTCGTCGTTCATTGGTTCGGCTGGTTCCGGTGCATCGTTCGGGTCGAAAATCTGATCCCCCTCGCCGTCTTCAATCGGCGGCAGGTTCTGCTCGTTGCGCACTTCGTTGACGGTCATCCAGCCCATGCCGGTGCCGGGCCCACCAAGGGCAGCGCGGTAGTAAGTCGCCTGCGCCGCCTTGTCACCCTCCATGAGCGCCGAGCGGTCGAAGCTGATGAATCGTTTCGCCGTCCGGTAAAGCTTGCGGTTCAGTTCCTGCTCGATGACGGTCAGGTGCGGGCCGAGCGTGTATTGCACGAACCCGCGGCCGAGCGACTCAAGGCCGCTGCCCCAACTCGTGGAGGCCGAGGTCTCACCGATCAGATGCGGCGGGACACCGAAGGCTCGAGCGATGTCGACCACTTGGAACTTGCGCGCGTCGAGCAGTTGCGCATCGTCCGCGTTGATGCTGACCGGCTGCGCCTTGATACCGTTCGTGAGGACGAGCGGCTTCGCATGGGCGTTCTGCAAACCCCCATATCGATCCGCGAATTGATCGCGGAGCTGGGCGACCGCCGCGTCGTTCATCATCTTGTCCGACTGCAGCACCATCGATGGATGCGCACCGCCCGCAAAGAACTTGCCGGCATATTCGTCCATCGCCATGGCATTCCCGGCCGCATTCCGCGCCGCCTGGCCGATCACAGACCGACCGCGGAGACCGTCGAAGCCGAGGCCCGGGAAGTGCAGCATGTCGTCCTGGTCGACGCCGCGCGAGGTCAGTCCGTCATTGACCGCATACCACAGCCGCGAGTCGACGTAGTTCGGCTGGTACTGCATCACCGACACCGATCCCCACGGCAGCGGCACGAGCTCGCCGATGGTCCCGTCCGGCTTGCGGCGGATCTCCGTGAAGTGATCGCCCCGCAGAAGCTTGTGCTCGATCAGGCGTTCCCAGTGGGCCGCACCCGTCCAGGCCGCGCAGGGTTGCTCATTCAGCAGCCACCAGAGCGGCGCATCCTCGACTTCGCGGCGGATGAAGCGCCGACGTCCGGCATCCCATGTCCGCTCGTAGACGTTGCACGGCAGCGTCGAGATGCCACCAGCGATCCGGCTGACGCAGGCATAGACCGCAGCCACGCGCATCGCAGTCTCGGGAGTCACGTAGACGCCCGCGGAGGCAGGAATGCCGCCCCACATTTCGATCACTCGCGGGTCGCTGCTTGGCGCGTAGACCGCACCGTTCCCCGAATTGCGGACGAGGCTCGAGCCCATCGCCGACAGCATTCGACCGACGGTCTCTCGAATCGTCATAGAACTACGCACCCTTGATCGATTGCCCCCGCCGGATTCAGCGAGAGCAGCGAAACCGCGTTGAATAGAGCCATGAGCGGGTCAATCTTTCCCGTCCCGCTCGCCTGTTTCGTAATCAGCATCGAGTTCGCGCGCGGCTCAACCCGCGCATTCCCGACGCACCAAGCCATGAGAGGCGACGCCCCGTGATGCAGCGCGCCCTCGGCAATCTTTCGTTCGGTCGTCTTGATCGCACCCGCAAGGCGCCAGCCCTGCGAGACCCCGACGATCCTGTCCTGGTCGACACCCCGCTCGACGATCGCGTCAACGATCGAGCCGATGCCGGCCGGGTCAATGCCGATCTTGTCCAGCAACCCCGTCGAATGCACCTTCTCGACGATGTCGGCGAGCTCTTCGAGGTCGTCCCCCATCCGTTGGACGAGGGTCAGGTCGCCCTGCTTCTCGAAGTCCGCATATCGCGCGGCCTCCGACTTTCGTCTCTCAAGCGCCGAGGGATGCGCCCATGCATGCCCCCAATGCAGGTAGTCGCCCGTATCCCGATCCCGCCCGAGCACCCCCACCCCTAGCAAGTCGTCCAGTCCGCCCCCGTCGATCCCGACGTCGACGACATCCGAGCGCCGGAGCACCTCATCGAGCGTCAGCGCCCGATCGCCCTGCGCTTCCCAGAAGTCAGCCCCAGGCCAGCGATCCGCCCTCAATGCAAGGCCGATCTCGACGTTCAGGTGCTTCGCCAGGAAGCCCCGAACCGACTCTTCGCCGGACGTCTCAGCCTTCTGCATCTCCCGCTCGAGGAACTCCCGGTCGACCGAGTAGCCCAAGTTCGGGTTGACCATACCGAAGTTTGCAGGGTCACGATGCTCTCCCGCGGCGATCATCTCGGGCGGGAACTCGTAAATGATCGGCACGAACCGCGGGTCGACGATCACGCCGTCCCGCACGTTCCGCGCGTAGTGCAACTTCTGCCGGAAGACACCGGCCGGAGGATCGTCCGACTGCGTCGTCAGGTAGATCACGAAGCCTTCCGGCCTCGAGGCCAGACCGCCCGTCGCTTCCCGCAGCATGTTCTCGGCGTCCGGCCGCTTGCCGAATAGCCAGAGCTCGTCGACCAGCGTCCCTACCGACTTCTTCCCGCCGACAGTGTTGTTGTCGGCTGCCAGCACCTTCAGCGCCGCGACGCTCGCGCGATGCGTGATCGTCTTGACGTGCGTCTGGACGTGCATGAGCTCCTCGAGCTCCTCGTCCCGCTGCACCATGTCCCGCGCCGGCGCATAGCTGTTATTCGCGATCTCGATCGTCGGAGCCAGAATCGAGAACTCAGCCGACTGCCGCCAGTTCAGGATCAGCGCCGTCATCATGATCCCGGCTGCGATCGTCGACTTACTGTTCTTCTTCGGCAGGCAGACGAACCACTCAGTAATCAACCTCCGGCCGCTCTCCGCGTCGTAGGCCCCGAAGATCGAGGCCACGAGGTCGAACACCCACTGCGCACACGCATCCCCGAACGTCGGGCTTCCCGGGGCATCGACGATCTTCAACTGCCGGAAGATCGCCAGCGCCTCTTCCGCCCTCTCCGGGAAGATCGGAGGCGGGATGATCGATTCACCCGCGC